CAACGCCACACCCTCACTGTCAAACAGCTTCATGGCTATGCGTACTTTGTCAGCCTGACTGTCCAAGCCCTGCATGGCATCAGCCACGACGTTCATCTGTTCGTCTAACGGCAAGCGGGTGAGGGTCTCGGCATCAATACCAAGCTCGCGGAGTGCGCCCTTGGCCTCTCCAGTGCCCTTAGCGGCCTCTGCTGCGCGTCTGGTGAAACGCTGCATTGCCATGTCCATCGTGCCTGTAGACACGCCTGTAAGCTCTGCTGCGTGCCTTAAACCCGCCAACGCTTCGGTGGTGACGCCCAGCTTGTCAGCGGTCTTGGCTAACGCATCCCCCGCATCGACTGATGACTTGATCAACGCACCGAAACCACCAGCGCCAACCGCACCGATTATGGCGGTCTTTAGGTTTAATACCTTACCGGCGAGGCTCTTGAGTCCGGCGGTAGCCTTTCCAAAACCGCTTTTGGTTTTGTCCAGAGCCTTAATGACAATCTGAACTGTCTGGTTAGCCATCTTCTTGCCTCTCGCCCATTATCTTGTAGTAGGCGAGCCATTCGTTGAACTCTGACAACGACATCTGCTCGGCCTCTGCGATGCTCATATGTAACCGATCAGCCAAAGCAACTAGGTTGAACCTTAACTGATCGGACTTTAGTTTTTTTCCTGATCCTCGACGGACTCGATCTCGGCAAACATCTGTTCAGCAATGCTGGATATTACGCCCGTCTCCTCGCCCATCAGGTCTGTTCTGTCTTCTGCAGACGTAAACAACCGAGAACCACTCTCGTCACTGGCTTTCATAACGATTAGGTCGATCATTGCCGCCATCGTCGTGTTTTCCATGAACTTCGGGTGCTTCTTCTGAAGTTGGTTTATGTCGTAGCAGGTGATCGGGAAGCAATACATGGCAAAGGGCTGTCCATCTGGATCAGCCCATGCCGCAACCTCGATCTTTCGAGCATTCAATTTTCTTCTATTTCGTAATTCTTTAGCTAAACCCATTGTGGGATTCCTTTATGCAGTTGCTTCGGTAACAGCTCCTGAGACTTGTAGCTCAAAGCTGCCCTCTACCATACCATCAAAGGACGCTGTAATTTCTTTGCCAGTTAACACGCCTGCGCCACTGTAATACTTCTCACCAGTGCCTGTTCCCGTTGGATACAGTTCCCAGATTAAAGATGCGCCAGAGTCCATTACCAGTTGGACTGCGTCAGCGTCGTCCCAGTAAACGTCCATAGAGAGCGTGGCAGAAGTGAGAGAGGACAAGTATGTGCGAGCGGTATCGCCCATCACACTGTCTTCTATCGTGTCTGCTGATTCCGAGAGCGTGAAGCTGCGGACTTCACCCATAGCAGCGACACTGCCGCCACTTACCGCCAATTTGACTACGCCGCTTGAGCCTTTAGTCGTTGCCATGATTAAACCCCTTTAGGTTGTTCCACGAGTGTACTGGTACTCAATGCGTACCGTTAAAATCACCCCACCGATGGGGGTAATACTTCCGTCGTCGGTTTCCACGCTGACAATCTGAGTGTCGATTGCGTGTCCGCCGCGTGATCTGTCTTCGTCCAGTTTTTCTTCGATAGACTCGACGATGTTATTCCTTGCTTGATCCAAGCCTGTCCCCTTCACATAGCAGACAAGCTGGTAATCAATCGTGCCGAACCGCTGAGTCATGCTCCCACCCACGGTTCCGTCTTCCCTGTTTTCGTTTGTCGTTCTGACCAACACCGCTGGGTATTGCGCGTTGCTTAACTTGTCAAAATCAAACGGTTCGCGGGTCACGAACTTTATGTCTGTTGGCGTGGTCACTGCTTGCAGCGAAGTCACCAGATTTCCTGCAATGCTCTCTCTCACGCTCATAGCTTTAACTGCTTCCTGAATACGTCAGCCAGACGCTTTTCTTCTTTGTCGTTAAACCCGAAGAACGGTCTTATTCGGTTGTTAAACGCTGCTTTCTTGGCTTGTGTCGCGTTGTCAAAGTACAACATGGCCTCGTTTGAGCTTGTCACTTTGGCCTGCATAGACCGCAGCATGTCCCCTTCGTTCTCAAGGTCTACCGGTGTCGTAGGATAACCAGCAGCTTTCAGCCACTTCAGGTACTTCTTTGGATACCGCGCAAACTTGCCGTTTATGCCCATACCATCCGCAGTACGGTTGTCGATTATTTCTTTACCTTTGATCGCCGCTTCACTAATACCACGCGTCACACCACGCTTCACATCACGCCGCTGCGCTCTTGTGATCTTGGTAAAGTCTTCAGGAAAGGTTTTGACATCAATCTTTAGGCTCATCGTGTTAGCCGTCCATACGACACAATGCCGCGCTCGTCATCTTCGATGGTGCCGCTGTTATCATCGTCGTATTCAACGCCGTCAGCGAATACAGCAACCAACTCCTCGTTGTATCGCTGCTGGTAGAACGTGATCATGTTCAGGAATCGGTCGTCCTGTACCCAGTTTGTAAGCTGGGGGAGAGCGTACTTCCACAACACCAAATAAGCGTTGCAGCGAGTCCACTGGGAATCTGTCAGATAGGCCGGAACCATCTCGCCCGGTATCTGCTTCTTGTACCACCACTCATTGCGAATGGTACGGGTTAGATCGGTCTGTGCCTTCGCGTGTTCAGTTGCGAATGATGTGATGCCAAAGTCCAAGATGTCGGGGACAAGGGCTACCAGATCGGAGTCTTGAGAAAATGCCATGTTATGCCCCTACCATTTGACCAAATCCGACCAATAGGCCGCTGATGCTGTTTTGTCTTTGCGCCCTGCTGCTATCTGCTTGGCGAATCTGGCCTTGAACGATCTACGCTTGGCCTTGTCCGCTTCACTCTCACCCTTTCTCGGTGGCTTGTTCTCTGCACCCTGCAAGCCAAAACGGATCAGACGAACCTTGTCACCCTGCTTTGCCAATACTGCATGGCTCTTGTCTGGATGCTTGGGTGTTCGCTTGGGCTTGTTGTAGCCCTCGAACCGTTCACCACGGTATGTGATAGCCAATAGAACCTCCAAAAAAAGGGACGGCCCCACCCCAAGGAGAGGAAGGGGCGAGGCCATCCAAACGCTTTAGATAGCTGCGTCGAACAGCATCTCAACACCGTAGGTATCGTCAAGCTCACCCACACCGTAGATAGCGGTGGCGTTAAGCTCGAAGGCCCGTAGTGATGCGTCACGTTGCGCTTCGATTTGGAAGTCACGCTTCATAGCGATAGCCAAGGCTTCGCGTGAGAAGACAGCGCCCTTCGCGTCATCGTTGCCGTCTACTGCTACGTTTGCAGACTCATAAACGTCGATGCCAGCGATAGTTCCAACGTAAGCGTTAACCATAGCCGTGTTCTGCGCGTCACCACCGTTGGGGTTAGCGAAGGTGTTGGTTAGGTTGGCTTTCAGTTGATACGCTTGGAAAGGGTTCACAACAGCGAAGATCTCGCCCTGCGCCTTGTTGTTACGCAAGGTAGCAGCAGCTTTGAACAGATCAGCAACAGTGATCTCTTGAGCGGCAGCGCCCAGAGAAGTGCTGAAACCGTCGAACAACGCGATCAGATCGACGTCCATCTTCGTGGCGATAGCGTTACCCAGTACCGTACCCAACTCTTCAGCAGGGTTGCCAGCACCCATTGCAGCCAAGTCAGTCAATACTACTTGTGCGCCCACCTCACCAACGGTGATTGAGACGGAAGAAGTAGAGACAGTCGTGCTGGTCATGTCAGCGCCTTCGGTCAAGGCAGCGGCAGTGATCGCAGGGTACTTAGGCACCTGAATCGTCTTGCCAGCTTCGTCGCCGATGTTGTACTGAGTAACCAATCCCATCATCAGGGATTCTTCTTCAGCGGTGAATCGTGCCTGAGCGATGATATTCGCAAACAGGTCGTCAAGGGTTGTGCTAGTTGAAGCAGCCATATTAGTAGTCCTATATAAAGTGGTTTATTTGGTCTTCTTCTTTAACGCATGAAAGGCTTCTCGCCCTCCGTCGTTCCAGTTTTGAACCATGTCAGCCACAGATATAGGCTTCTGCGTGGAGCCACCAGCCATCCCCTGTGTGCCAGCGCCACCTTGGGAGGCTCTGACGAAATGCGGGTTAGCCGTAAGAAAGTCACCCACCAACTCATCAACAGAGAGGGGGTCGGCTTTGTCGTTGTATCTTACCGCGCCGTTGTCGTCTAATACTTCAACCGAACCATCGTCGGAGAGTTTTACACGATTACGCAGCAGTTGCGATACCTGCTCAGAATCTACAGCGTTGTGCCTGCTTGCTGCTGTCAGTAACGCACCGTCTATCTTGGTGGTTTCCAACGCCATCCGCATGGCGGCAATCTCCAGATCCTTCTTCTCGACAGTCTGCTTCAGTACCGACTCGAACTCGCCTTTTTCTTTTTGGCGTTCTATGTTCGCCTGTTCACGCTCAAGCATGAGTTGACGAGCTTCCTCGATGTCGATGCCTTCCAGCTTCTTGTCTAGCTTGCGCCTCTCCCTTTGGATTCGATCAGCAACAATGCGATCAAGCTCCTCTTGGGTAAACGTCTTGCTTTCCTGAACTTCCGTATCTTGCACTGGTTCAGTATCAGTGCTTTCAACCATGACTTCATCGCTCATGTGCGAACCTCTTTCGAGTGGGTGGGAGTATACCAGCTTTTGAGAAATGTCAACAGTCAGCGGGTTATTTTTTAGCCTTCTTTTTCTTCTTCTTGCCGATCTGCTTCAGGCTCTTGCCGTACTTGCTCGGGTTCATCTTTGGCATCTTTCTTTCCTCGCTTCTTCTTGGGTAGTGGCAGCAGCACGTTCACGATTCCATACAGGTCATCAAATTCCAGCTTCTCGTCCTCTGGTGCAGCCGCTGCCAATGGCTCCAGCAGTTCACGAATCGCGGGGGGTATTGGTCGTCTAGCGACCAGATTCTTGGCTCGGTCTAATTCTTTGGACATGGTTATTCCTCGACTATTGGTATCCAGCGATGGCGGCAGTTGTAGCCCCCTCGCACTATGAATGGATCGCCCGGACTCTTGCCTGCCCAGCTTCCTTTCCATATCTCCGCGATCTCGTCACGGGTGTATGTCTTGTTCAGGTGCTTCTTACAGAAATCCCGTGTATCGCGTATCACGTTGCCTCGATACCTGAACTCCTCTACTCCCGCCTCGTTTGCGATGTTAATCGTGAGCGAAGCCGAGAACTGATTGATTGAATCCGTTGCGTAAGTTGTCGCATAACGCCGAAGGTTATTACCAAGGCGATCTGAGTTGTAAACGCTATGGAGTCGATCAACCGCTGCCTGTTGCGTGGCTCCAGTCGTTGTCTTAGCCACCTCCACCAGTTCTTCAATCTCTGCTTGATCGCTTGCTTGATAGATTCCATTGATTCGCCCCCTGACCTCTGAGATGAAGTCCTGTTTTGACCGGCCAGACAAGGTTGCCTGATAGACACCGTTTGCCAAGGCATCCAGTTGTGACTGCGCCAAAGCCTCAAAGCCTTGGAATGATAGCCTCTGAAGCCCTGAAATGACCTCTGGCTGGACTTTTGCAAAGTTTCCATAGGTACCTAGCATCTCCTGCAAATCGTCTGAGAGGCCTCTGTAGTCGCCCAGAACGGTCTGTACGCTTGATAGATAATCGTCTTCCAGTATTCGGCGCATCTCAGAGCGAGCGTTAACCGCCCACTCCAAGTCAAATAGCTTGCCTGCGCTGTCTGGTGCCGACTGTATGAGATCAGCCATATCCCGCTCGGTAAGGTCGAAAGCGTTGGACAAGAACTCCTTGTGCCGATCTTCCATAGCCTCTTGGATATTTTCATAGACGTCATCAGCCGCCATCGCTACGCCTCACCCTCCACTGGGAACTGACCTAGCACCTGCGTCTGCCCCTCAATCTCGACGTGAGACTTGGCCAGCTTGTCGTCATCCAACACAAGGTCTGCTATCTGCTTGTCGATCTCTTGAGCGAGGGTGACTGACCTAACACCGCTGGATTTCATCTGCTGCAAGAACAGCAGTTCTTTGTCGTAATCACGGATGTCGAAGGAATCAGGATAGAACACCTCAACGTCGGGCGTTACGTCTAGCCAGTTGCAGAAGTACGTCCACAAGTGTTCTTCGGCTAGTTCCAGCAGATCGGCCTTCTCTGACAGCTTGGCGTTCAGCATCTGGAACTCAGTCTGCATGGCAATGCCTGACATCGTCTTGGCATCGGTTCCCCGTACAGCGCCCATCTGAGCCATACGGTTGATAGCTTCGACTTTGTCCTTAATGGACTCTCGGATGCTGTTGATGTTCTGACCCGAAGGCTGCAAAAGGTAGGGCTGCACCGAGTTGTCCATGTCATCAGGTACATTGATGACTGCCCCCGCTCCCGCGCTCGCATCTGTGTCATATGTCTTCACAAGTGAGGGGTGGTTGCTGATGCGGATTAGCTGCTCGATCTCAGACAGTTCCGAATAGATTGCCTTCTGCATGTAAGCGATGTCTGACAGGTCGCTCACCCCCACACCACGGGTAACGCTGCGCTGTGCTGGCAGGTACACCGCTGGAATCTTGCCCAGTGGGTTGTCGATCTCGCTGATCATCTGTTCCTTGTCGCCGTCAGACTTCCACTGCTGGATCGTGTCTTTGCGCCAGATGCGGTAATAACTCACCTTCGTGGTGGCGTTCTCACGGTCTACAGCTTCACGCAGCTTCAAGTAGGTAAGCTCGAATCTGCCTGATGGTGTGCGCTCCCACTTCCAGTCGAATACGTTCTCAGGGGTAAACAGCGACAGATAGGGCCGGATGTCTTGATCTAGCTCTTCGGCTCGTGTCTGTGCGTTGGACTCTGGCTTATCAACAAGAATCCAGACGTGCCCATAAACGGATGACCAAACCTGAGCCTGCTTCATGAAACTATTCATGCTCGCGCCA